AAGAGAGCAAATCTTTTAATGAAAGCTAACCAAGATAAGAGTTATTTATTAAAGAAGAAAAAAGAGCAGTTAGGTTACTTTAAGAAGTTTAATCTTTGATTTTTCTTTTTCTCCGGAGTTTGGATATTCTTCGGTATGATGATAGGTCTAATGGTATGGATAGCTTTTACGCAGATGATAGGCTCATTAACAGACGCAACACAGGACGCAAGGGCAGCAACCACTTCTTCTGGAACATCAGGACTAGACTGCGACAATTCAAGCATAAGCATAGGAACAAAGGGAACTTGCGTGGTAGTAGACTTCATGGGCTTTGGATGGTCGGGAGCAATAATCACAATGATACTTGGAGCATTAGGAGCAGGTATACTAAAGAAAAAAATAGAAACGAATTAAATGTGGAAAAAAATAAATCTAATTGGGATTATTGCATTTCTTTTATTAGTTAATGTTGTAAACGCAGATATTCTATGGAGCTTTGATTATAAGAATGTTTCAGATACAGTTAATATGGCACAGAAGGCCAGACAGATTAACTTCACAGACGGAACTTCTAAAATAACAACAGCACAGATAAACTTTGGTTTGAACAAGTCAGAAGTATCAATGAATTTGTTTGCAGACTATTATGGTGGAGCAGCTTTTCCATCTTCTATTACTCCCTCAGTAGGTTGCACAATATCAACCGATTCAATAGCAGGGGGAAATATAAATTTAAGAAGTATAAAAGCCACAAGGTCAGCTGGAAATGACTGTCTAGCAGATTTTGCAGACAGTTCTAGGGCTTCATTTTCAGGATTTATGACTATAAATTCTTCTATAAATGCAGGTAATTTTGGGCTTGGACAAAACGCAGCAGGAATAAAATATGGATGGAACATAGATGCTTCTTTAACAAATGAAATAGTAAATGATGGAGTAGTAATTGCAATAGGACAGACAGAAACAAATAACATAGTATGGACAGGAATATACACAGACAAATTTTTATATTACAATTCAGGAGTTGCAGATGGCTTTTTCTCAAATATATCAGTAGGAACTACAACAGTAGATAAGTTTTCAGATAGCTTAAACGTTGGAGATACTTATTACTATCAAATCCTTCAAGTCTGGCTAAATAATGCAGGAATGAACACAACAGCTAACATGACACAGTTTGTAAGGAATGTCACAAACACAGCAAGAAGTTCATATACTATTTATGGTTATGCTCCAAACGGAGAATCTTCTAACTTTATACTTTCTATCTCATGCAACAACGGAAGTAACTGGGTAAATTCAACAAACAACAGTATATTTAACTGCCCTAACGGACAATCATCACACGATTTTATAGTCAGAACTTATGGAAATATAAGCGGAGTTTATGTAGCAACTGTAACAGAAGATACTCCTACAATAGTAGGTTCAATAAATAATACATTGCCATTTTTAGGAACTCCAATAAATGCAACTTTTAATGTAACTGATTTGATAGGATTATCCACAGGACAGGTAATAATAAACGACACAGGAATAAAAAGATTTTATAACTTTTCATTATCTGGAACATCAGACAAATTCTCACAAAATTTTAGCGTAGCCTGTTCTGCTCCATGCACAATAAATGTCACAGGAAGAGTAAATGACACAGCAGGAAACACAAACCAAATAGAGTTTAATATATTAGTAGCAGGAACAACAAGCCCAGTTTTAACATTGAACCCCAACAACTTCTTCAACTCACAGAATACAAGCATAATATCTTTAAACAGAAGCCAAAATATATTATTAAATTTAAGCTTATCCGACGATATAGATTTGTTTGCAATAGAAGTTAATATAACAAATAATAATGGGTTGTTTTTGAATTTCAGCAATCAGAGTTTATCAGGAACAAACTTTACATTTACAAAGTTTTTAAATGTTTCAGGGTCACAAGGATTCTATAATGTAAGCATAGAATTAACCGACTCACACACAGCCAAAGAAATACCAGACTGGAAAGTTACAAAACTAATTGATACTCTTATTTTTGATGAACATTTACAGATAAAAGCAGAAGGGGCAATATGGTCAGATACAGAAAAATCAAAAGATAGATACAGTTTTGAGTTTACTTATCTTCCTTTTATAAGTCCGAAAGAAAAGGTATACATAATAGAATCGGATTCAGAATTAAAGTTAGTAACTACATCAGGATATAAAGCCCACTTTGTAGATGAAAAAAATGGAAAATGGATAGACTTTGAAGGATTAGAAGGAGTTCCGCAGATAGAAAAATTAAGTGATACTTCTTACAGAGTAGTATTCCAAAGCGAATCAAACAGAATCAAATTCAAATCAATAGGTGGCCTAAACAGAAATGTTTATTACTTTCAATATTATCTATCTAACGCTTCAATAAGTGTTTACAAACCAGATAGTAATTTAAATGTATTTGGACAAGATAGTATATTTGTTTCTTTCAATGTAACAGGAAATGGAAGAAACACAACCCAAATATATCTTTATAATTCAAGCAGTGATGTAATAAATAGTATAAATGTTTCAAACACAGGAACAGGAACATACTTTTATAATGCAACCTTTACATACCCTTTCAATGATAATACATTTTTTATAAATGCAACTCACATAGATATAAACAAGGAAAATACAACCTCAAACACTAAAACATTCTATAATTTAAGAATAACCCAAAATAGTGGTTATCCTGCATTAAATTTTACAATTCTGGACGAAATAAACAGTTCAAGAATAATGGGGACTGCAACAGGAACATTCATTTATAATGGAACTTTGCCAATTAAAACATTTAATCTATCCTCAACCAACTCCGATAATTTTTCCGTAAATGTGAATCCTTCATTTGAATCTATTCTTACAGATTATGAACTAACCTACTCTGCAACTGGTTATGTTCAAAGAACATTTAACAAAGAAGGAGTGGTTTTAACTAATTCAACCTCTCTGCAATATCTTTATTTATTGGGAGAAAATGAAGGTATATATGGAACATTTAGGGTAATTGATTCTTTTGAAAATGCACTCTCAGAAGTATCAATAAAAATGACTAATTCAGGCGGCGATATTTTAGAAGTTGAAACAACAGATGATGCGGGAGTAGCTTCATTTTGGGTAAATCCCGATACAACTTATATTTTTACATTTACAAAACAGGGTTATTCAATAAAGACAAGCTCCTTAAGAATAACATCAAGCGACTTAATAACAGTCATTCTAGAAAGCCAAAGCAGTGGACAAAGTGTTTCATACTTTTCAGGAATAACTTATTCATTTAGCCCAAGCCAGACAGTTCTTCAAAATAAGACACTATACACTTTTAATTTTAATCTCACCTCAACATACTGGAATTTGACTAATTGTGAATTTTATATAAAAAATATCACAACAGTATTTAATCAAACAAGCTGTTATTACAACAGTTCCATGCTAAATGCAAGTTTGAATTTCAACACCAAAAATTATACAGGGTTGATAGCAATAGCAGTATATCAAATAAACAATACATATAACTTCACTTTAAACCAAGAATATAAAGTCCAATATCAATTCCAGGGTAGAGGAAGTCTTAAAAATTTCTTAAATGATATAACAAATTTCACAAATGGAGGTTTTGATGCTTTTGGAAGGTTCTTGCTCGGTATAATATTAACAGTCATAATATTAGGTATAATAGCAAGAGAATCAACAGAATTTAGAGATCCAGAGTTTCTTATTCCTGCTTTTCTCACAATGACTGCAATTTTCAGCTATCTTGGATGGTATAATATCCCATTGGATTCAATACCCTCAAATCCAGAATGGCTAAAAGACTGGATAGTGTTTATTTTACTCTTATTAACAGGTATCGGATATTTCATAAAGGAAAACTAAAATGGCAAAATTCGCAACATACATATTGGTAATGACTGGACTTATAGTTTTATTCTATTTTACAGGTATATCTACTGATGATACTGCAAACTCAGTATTACTAAATCTACTGCTAGACCCTGCCCAGCTTCAAAACACACCTTTGGCATTGAAGGCAATAGCTGTATTTGAGGCTATATTGGCATCTGCTATTGTTGTAGGATTTGCCATAGGGGGAAATATAGAGTTAGGAGTTATGACTTCATTTACTATTTATCTAATGAATTTAATGTGGGATTTTATAGCAATATATTCAAAGGTAGCAGCACAAAATGAAGTAGTTGCAGTCTTAATATTTGCTCCTTTATTGTTCTTATTTGTGGTTACAACAATAGAATGGTGGAGAGGAGTATCTACATGACTTGTGAAATATTTGATTTTTGGTGTTGGACAAGCAACGAAATAATAGGTGATGTATGGTTAGCTGTATTTGTATATGCACTTGTATTGATGTATTGTGTAGTTAAATTGAAGATGCCAAAGGAATTGCAGATGATGTTTTTGATTTTATTGTTTGCTGCATTGTTTTCAAAAACCCTATTACTTATAATCTGGGTATTTTTGGTATTAACAGTAGGAGTAATATTCTATTGGGGCATAAGCAAAAAATTAGGAGGCTAAAATGGGTATATTTCAAAACATAGCAAACAGGATAAGCGAAGCAGATCAGGCCAGGGAAGACATAGATGATGATAGGACAAAAGACAGATACCTAAGAAGCTTAAGAAGGCAGTATAGAGTTCAGCAGGAGGAAAAGGAAAAAGAACTTTTAAAGAAGAAAATAAAAGAATATGAAGAAAAGAGAGCAAATCTTTTAATGAAAGCTAACCAAGATAAGAGTTATTTATTAAAGAAGAAAAAAGAGCAGTTAGGTTACTTTAAGAAGTTTAATCTTTGATTTTTCTTTTTCTCCGGAGTTTAAATACTTCTTCCAAGATGAAATCTCTAAATGGCAGATAATAACATCGGTATGAAGGCTATCTTAACCGCTTTTATAGCATTAGTCTTATTCTTCGCTTTTACAACAGAAATTGCAGATAATGAAAACGCAAACACTGTATTATCAAACAGAGTGAATCAATCTGTAACAATAACGAGTGGTTCAGGTAATTTAGGGAATACTGATGTAAAAGGAGTATCTTTCTTCGGAAATGCTTCTAATCTATCAAGCACAGATTATGCTGCAATACAAATAGGACTTCATGTAAACGTAAGCAGTAATGGAACTATACAAGTAGCCCAAAATCTAAATCTATCGGGAGTTGGAGATACAAACACTTCAAGGATTGTATTTGGAAATGGAAACTATAATGTAAGTTATACTTACGGTGGATCTTTATATGTAAACGATTCTGCTTCAAGGTCACTATTAAGTCTAACTACATTATTCTGGGTTTTGTTAGGTCTCGCCATTGGAATTATAGCCTTTATGTCTGCAAGTGGGAATATGAGCTTTGGCTTTGGAAAGAATTAGTAAGGACAACTTCTTCTCTTTTTTTATCCCAAAAAACCATCTAGTTTTATAAACTAATAATGGACTTCTGTATACAAGGGTGGATAATTTTAGATAACTTTATAACTACAGAGTAGTTACTGCTAAAAAAGAGGTAATAACGCAGCCCTAAGGCTGCGGAGCTTAACCGATTGTGGCAGTTAAACTCAAAGGGGAGTATTTCTTTGAGTTATAAATAAGTTTTGTTAGTGTAAACTATGAAATGTAAATATTGCAATAGTGAGAACACTATTAAAAAATCCATTGTAATAAACAAAACAAGCACAAGGCAGAGATACCTCTGTAAAGACTGCGGAAGAAGGTTTATGAACCTATACTCTCAAATTAAGCCCCATAGGATAGTAATTGAAGTATTGGACGAAAAAGGCAGATACATAAGAGAAAAGGAGTTTAATATAATAATTAACCAATTCAGAGACAGATATGACCCAGTAAGACTTTCTTTTGCTTTAGCTTACACAACAGGTCTTAGATATTTCGATGCTTATTCTGCAAGAATACCATGGTTTAATAGTGATTTTACAGAAATGAAAATGGCACAATGCAAAGCTCACGTTTCATTCAAAGATGGAATAATAAGACAAAGAAAGCAGCCTAGATTTGTTCCGCTGCCTGACTGGTTAGCAACTGATCTAAAATATTATTTAACCCATAGAATATTAGTAGCTAAATATGTAGGTCAAGAACTTACAAACTTAAGATTGTTCCCAACACTTAAAAAAAACAATATGCGTTCTTTCTTTCAGCATTTAAGGGACAGAAAAAGCGAGGATTTTCCCTGGTTAAAAGATATTTGGCAGATCGTTAAAGCCTATGATATAAACAATTCAATAGTATGGGAACGTGCTTATTATAGGGTAAGCTGTCATGCGTGTCGTGCTAATTATACAACCAAAGCCCATAAAGTAGCGGAGGGAGATTATATAAGAGGTTCTAAAATATCAGGTCACGAGGAAATTAAAAACTACGCAAAATATGTAAGATACGAGAATTTAGATCAGGATAAAGTAAGAATCAAAGAAGAATACATGGATAGCCTTTCAAGCAGTCAAATGATTCCTTTATTAGTCGGTCAGAGAAATCTAAAGAAATATATTTAATTTCCTATATATCAATTTCTTAACTTATCGGTAGTTACGAGCTACCCTTTATAAATGAAAAGCATATATTTATATACCACCTTTCCAATGAAAATAGTATAAATAAGATTTCTAACAACTAAGGCCAGTTGTGCCAAGTCGCACAACAACCCCGAAGTGCTAGAAATTCTTTGTTAGTATAAAAAACTAATGGAGTGTTGTAAAATGATAGTCAATGTTGATTTTCCAGAAGAAGTGCATAGAAAGTTTAAATCCAAATGCGCAATAGAAGGCAAACCAATGAATGAAACTCTTGTAGAGTTAGCAGAAGATGTAAGGATTGTTTTAGTAAAAATAAATTTGTAAAAATAGGAAAATGGAAAACAACTGAAATGAGGAAAATAGAATGAAATCAACAATACAAACCGAACTTGAAGGGAAATTTTTAGTCTTTGGTGTTAATGAAATTCAGTATTATGCAATAATGTATGGGGATGTCCAATCAGCAATCCAGAAAGCTTTGAAAGACTGCTTGGATGATTTAAATAAATTAGATTTAGTAGCAGATACAGATAGAGAAAGGGAGTTATTATCAATAAAAACTAAACAAATCATTCAAAAACATTTTGGAGAGCTAAAATGACCAAAGCCGAATCAAGATTAAAAGAGCAAGAAGCAATCTGGAATAGATTTCAAAAAGATTTTTCAGAATTATTAGCAATGGATGAAACTGGAAGACCTTTTGTGAATATAAAAAATTTACTAAAGACAACTCTTGATTATGGAGTAACAGAAGGCATACTATTGGGAATGGAATCCGATAGAGAACTAATGTGCAAAATAGCGTCTGAATCATTAAGAGGATATAAACAAGAACTCCTAAAGAAACTGGAAGAGAAGAAAATGTATTGTGAACGTGCTGATTGTAAACAAATAGAGAATTTTGTTGTCAAATGGTCAGACATTGAATCGGAGCTGAAATGAAACAAGAATGTTCAAGATGTGGAGTTTACAGCTAATGAACCCAATCCACACATCAACGGAAGATTGCATTCATTGTAAAGGAACTGGAAGCATTAGAGGTTTAGAATGTAATGATTGCAACGAAACAGGCAAAACAACCAAGCTGATATTCGATGCAAAGGAGTTTGAAAAATGGAATGAATATGAGTTTACTTGGAAAGCTAAAGGAAGTTTGAATCAAACAAGAAAAGGAAAAGATGTATTTAGAGCTAAATCCAATTTTCATCAAGATGAAGTTGAAGAATGGATAAATAATATAATTGGAGTTGGAAGTTACAAACATCCTAATTTTTATTATATGGAACTCAGAATGAGTATCTCCAATGCTTGTAATGAATTTGATGCAGGTTGTGAAAATTGGAGTTTATCAAAACCTAAACTTATAGGCACAGGTCACATCCTCCCAAAGAAAGGAGATGTTATAACAATTCCTTATGAAACTATTATTGTTCCAAAAAAGTTACAATCTGAATTAACAATAAATTACAAAAAAACTATAAAAAATATGTTAGGAATAAAACAAGGAAATAAATTCCACCTAACTTCTGATGCAGAAGTCAAGAAAATAGGCAATATAAAAATAGGAAGACTAATTGAGATGAAACTTGCTCAACTCAATGGATTAAAACTAAACTACAAACACAATCTCAAAGAAAATTCAAAAATAGTAATTGTGAGTGGATATTTTTGTTAGTATCAGCAAGTTCAGATGAATCGTGTAATATGCCTATGATAGAAGCTAATGCTTGTGGAATACCTGCTTTAGTGTTTGATTGCAGAGGAGATTATTCAGACCATTGTGAATATATAAAATATGGGATAGTTGTAACTGATAAAGAAGATATAGAATCATTCAAATTGGCAATGGATTATTTAGAACATTATAATTTATGCACAAGATACTTAAAAATTAATTGCATTGCTCCCATCAATATAAAATGGAAATTTTATGATTTTCCAATAAGTTACGCTGAATTTATGACAAAAAATTCATCTGTAAAATTAAAGTTAAGTGTCAAAGAATTTCATTTAGAAGGAATGCGAATTAGAGGGATATTATGAATAAATCAATCTTATTCGGAATCATTGCATTGATGCTGATTGGAAGTGTTAATGCAAGAATAATCTATCCAGATTACCCACATAAAAAAGAATTAGTTCCAGAATCGAGTATGTGGCTTTATAATGGAACTCCTATTGGAGAAATACTTAAATCAGGAAATTGGAGCGGAGAAGAATTAATTTGCACTTTAAACACCACCTTCACATTTAATTTCACAGAAAGAACTCCTTCAATATGGACTTTTGAAAATAGTGGAAAACTAATCAACTGGACAGATGGAACAACAAAAATAACTCAAAGACAAACACTAAACAAATATGGATGCAAATTCACAGGAATATCAAAATCAGGACTAAAACAATGGGATTGCAGGTGAGAAAATGAAAAGATGTGCTTTATTTGGCTGTGCAGTTGACAGTGAAGGATGTACTTTGAAAGATATTGCAATCAACAACAGCTATGGCTATTTAGGTAATGTTCCAAGTTCTTACGTTGCAAAGCTCCTAATGAAAAAGCACGGATACAAAGAAACTGACATATTATGTCAAGACTGCTTCTGGAAATAGAAAAGTATATATAGATGATATATTGTAAATATATTTATGATTCTTGTAACAGGGTGCAGTGGGTTTATCGGGTCAAATCTGGTTGAAGAGCTTTTAAGGAAGAAAATAGATTTCATAGGTTTGGACATAAGACCACTACCAATTAACCTCAAAGATAAGTTCTTGTTCTTTCAAATGAACTATAATGATGTTACAAGCAAGTTTCTAAATGATAATAAAATAGAGACTGTAATCCATTTAGCTGCAAAGCCCGGAGTAAGGGAATCAATAAGCGACCCTGAATTATATTTCACAAATAATGTAACAACGTTCGCTAACTTCGCCGAAGAATGTATCAAATCAGACATAAAACGTTTCATATTTGCATCAAGTTCCAGCGTTTATGGAAATACCAAAGGTGTTGAGTTCAAGGAAGAAATGCTTTTGAGACCAATCAGTCCTTACGCAGCAACAAAAGTAGCAGGAGAGGCTATTTGCTCTTATATCCATACCCGCAAGGCAATTCCAACGATTCTGTTAAGATTCTTCACAGTTTACGGTCCAAACAACCGAAGAGATATGGCAGTATTCAAGTTCTTGGATTCCATAATAAAAGAAAAAGTCATAGAACTAAAGGGAAATGCCACAAGAGACATGACTTACGTAGCAGATGCAGTAAGAAGTATAACACTTTCATTGGATGTAACGTCTGGCTTGCACACAGTAAACATCAGCAGTAAGAATGGAACTTCTATGATAAATCTAATTAAAACAATGGAAATGCTTACAGGAAAAGTAGCTAAAGTAATGTACGATGAAGATTTGGCAGAAGGAGACATGGAGTCAACTGCTGCATCTACTTGCAAAGCTTACAAATTATTCAGGTTTGTGCCACGTTCAAAGCTCGCAGAAGGTTTACAAAAAACCTATGAATGGTATCAGAGGGAAAATAAATGAGGATATTGTATATACCAGTATTTAGCTCAAGCAGAATGGTGGAAGCAAGTCCATCTTACAATCATGCTCCCAAAATAATCAGAAGGATAGTAAAAAAACATCCAGATACTTATTTCTATGTGCTGTTTCCTAAACTAAACGAACCAGATGATATTAACAATTTTACCTTAAGAAGCGGAAAGAACGTATTTGAGAGTCTTCCAAATACTAAAGTAATCTATATGAACAGTGTTTCACATCAAAGAACAGAAATGTTTTTAATAACAAGAGAAGTTTGGGAACTATTCAATGAGGGAACGGGGAAGTACTATGTAGACTTAATCTGGAATGAAAAACCTTATCTTGCCCCCTTGCTTAAAAGGTTAGTAAGTAACTTCACCGCCCCTCAATCTTCTGATGTGCCAATAGTTACAACAACGCAGCTTATTCCAGTTGCAGAAAAGGGTGGAAGTTTAGTTGATTTAGTAGCTACAAGCACAGGATATATGGTATCAGATGTTCCAGTATTTCAGTCTCCGCATCAAAGAAACAGAGCAATAGAAGCCTCAAAGACAGTGCTAAACCTTAGTAGGATAGAAGACCTAAGAAAACGAGCCAAAGTAATCACGCAGGGAGTAGATACAGAGGAATTGGACAAAGTAAGAGAAACAGCGACCAAGTATCCAAAACTAACAGTTAATTATTCTTCTAAACTATACTTGCAAAAGAAATACGAAGATTCCTTTGAAGTAATGGACAAAGCTTACGTAAGTGGCAGACAGATAGATGTTCAAGTAGTCACATCATCATCCTATCAGAAAGTAATGGGAGCAGAAGGCAAATACTCCAAAGTTTACAAATATTTCAAAGTCTACGAAAGAGCCAATAGAGATACTTTCCTTAAAGCCAGTGTAAAGTCTCATATATTCCTAATGATGGCGGACTATGAAGATTTCCCTATGACAGTCTTGGAACAGTTATATCTCGGATTGGTTGGAATACTGCCAGACACAGAATGGGCACATTACGTAATAGGCAAAGACTATCCGTTTCTCTATAAATCCAAGAAACAAGCCTTGGAAATGCTATGTTACTTAATAGATAACTACGATAAAGTCGCACCTCAAATAATAACCAGAAACATTGAATACATACGTAATACACACACAATGGACAGAATGGCAGACAATTTCCTAAGTGAGTTCAAGAGACTTCACAAAGAAAGACTGGAAAACGTCCAACCAAACACAGAGTTAATGGAAATTGCCGAAAAGACACTTAAACTAATGAACACAGTATTCACAATGGAAGATTACGTAAAAGAGTTCAATAGACATACAGAGCATGCACAGATTGGAGATTACCAAGATAACTTCACACTCAATAAGTTCAAGTTCTACACGTTCTGCCAAGCCAAAGGCTGCAAGGACATGTGCGACTCAGAAGATGTAAAGTTTATGAAAGGGTGAAAAATATGGATGAAGCATTAAACAGAGGATATAAAGAAATGAAGGAAGTAGATTTGAGTTTAGTTGTTCCTAATCCTTGGAATCCCAATGAAATGGACGAAAAGGTATTTGATTTACTATGTAAAAAGATACAGGAAAACGGCTTTCTTGAACCAATAGGAGTGGTAGAAATATCTGACCCAGTATACAAATATCGTATTATATCAGGAGAGCACAGATTCAGAGCATGCAAAATCCTCAATTTTACAAAGATTCCAGCAGTTATTTACAAAGACTTCGATGAAGACAGACAGAAATTCATTACACTACAAGTTCAAGTATTGCAAGGCAAACTAAATCCCACAAAGATGTCTAACCTATTGATTAGCTATGCAAATAAATACGAGAAAGAAGTTCTAACTGAATTAGTTGGATTCACAGACAAAGACGCTTTGGATGTAGTATATGCACAGGTTACAAGAGACCTTCCAGAGGAAATGAAGGTAAAAATGGAAGAAAGCAAACCTCAAATCAAAACCATAGATGATTTAAGCAATGTACTTAATTCTCTATTCAATGAGTATGGAACAACAGTACCTTATCACTTTATGTTCTTTGCCTATGGTGGTAAACAGCACGTAATGATTCAAGCGGACAAGAAATTGTTTGACAAAGTAAAGGAAATACTCAAGATTGCAAGCCAAAGGAAAGAAGATGCAGGGTTAATATTCTATGATTTGGTCAAAGACTGGCAAGGTAACCTATAACTGAAAAAGATATAATTTATATATCAGTTATATATTAAGACAGAGATATGGCACTGAGAATACATCCAAACAGCAGAATCAGGAAGGAAAAGTGGGGAGAAGAAGTAATTGAAATGCTCACTAACTTTGAAAAGGTAGTCAATGGAGTCAAGATAACGTTTGAATATATCCAAGAAACCATCAAAGCTAAATACAAAGAAGAAATCCCAATAAGAACGCTGAGATATTACAGGGACAAGTATGTATTGCCTACTGAGAAAATACCAAATGCAGAAGTAACTGCTTCATTGCTAAGAAGAGGAAAGCTAATAGACATTGCAGCAGAACGTTCAACTCTCTACGTAAAACAAATGCAGAGAATTGAAGCAGAAAGAGAAATAGAAAAGAAAATGGGTAAATTATTACCTACACTCAATAAAGAAATCACAGTAGCCAATGACGTTCTTACAGAATTGAAGAATGATTACTTTGAATTGGGTCTAAAGACCAAAGTCCCTGACAAAATAGAGCATAAGTCAGATGTAGGTGCTTCGTTCCTTGAAGCAGTAAACAAATACAAAAAGTTCAAGGAAGAAGAAAAGAAGAGAAAGAAGGAGTTGGAAGCTGATGAGAGTCAAGAGAGAACAAGCAGAGATTCAGAAGATACTGGACAACAGCCCCCAGAATCAGATGCTAAGTCTGTTGAACAGCAGTGATATTTACACAATAATAAGCGACCCTGTTCATTTCTTTGTCTTTGTAAACGGCTATACTCCTCACGAGTTCCAGAGAACTATACTTTCTGATGAAAGCAGGAAACAGCTATTAAGAGTAGGCAGACAAGGCGGAAAGACACAAGTAGTAGCTTCTCGTTCTTTATGGAGAGCAATCACCAGAGATAAATATAAAATCATAATTCTATCCCCTACAAGGGAACAGTCTTCAATTCTTTACAGAAAGATATTGGATATGGTTACTAACAATCCACTTTTATCTATCTTTATTGAAGGTGAACCGCTTAAGACACAGATGTTCTTCAAGAACGGTTCTTCTATCAGAATAGTTGTAGCTAATTCAACAAGAGGGCATACTGCAAATGAAATCATAATAGATGAAGCAGCTTATTTCCCGGAAGATATGTTCATGGCAGTTACACCGCTTTTAGCGGCTACTTATGGTAATGAAACCCTACTCTCAACACCATTTGGTAAGCAAGGAAAGTTCTATCGTGCTTCTATGCCCAATAGTGGGTATTCTACTTATCATGTTCCGTCCACTCAGATTCCTCATATTACTCAAGAGTTCTTAGATGAAGAAAGAATGAATATGACAGATAATGAATTCAGGCAGGAACATTTAGCTGAGTTCATAGAAGAAAGTGATGCTTTCCTACCTCATAGAGTCATAGTTGCAAGTATCTCTGACCCACCACAATTAAATGAGCCAGACAGAAGCAGGAGTTGGAAATACTATCTCGGAGTAGACGTAGCAAGATACGGAAACGATGAAACCACTTATGTCATTTGCAGGCACACCCATGAATATGAAGGTATAGAAGTAGTTTACATCCGTGGTGAAGAAAAGAAACCAACTACACACACAGTAGGTCGGATTACAGAACTATTCAATGTTTGGAGATTTGAAGGAATCTATGTAGATGAAACATCCCTTGGTGGCGGAGTAGTTGACGCATTAAGGGAGAATAGAGTACCAGTAACAGCAGTTACATTCAATGAGAAATGCCATACAAGCGGTAATCCTAAAGACAGTAATAAAGAAGCAATGTATAAAAACCTAAAGTGGTTGATGGAAAAGAACGCAGACATAAGAGACTGGAACGTTAGAAACAAAGATAAAGCTCCGCAGGATATATTGCTCAAGATTCCAAACAACTCAAAGTTAGTGCAACAGCTATCAGATTTAAAGTATGAGTACACAAGTTCCGGAACGCTTAGAGTATTCCATCCAGAGGAAAGTAAAGCTCACGATGATTACCCTGATGCTCTGGCTCTTTCCCTCTACAAATTCATAGAAAGGAAGAGAACTCACAAGAAGTTTTACCTTGCATAATAGAAATGTTTATATATAAGAATAAGAAAAGGTTTTACAATGCCTGACCCTACGCCTAAGTTCCAGATATATGGTAAATCTCTTAGTGAAGATGTAGCCGATGATTCTAATCTAAATGGTCTCGGAGTATTCAGAAGTCTCACGAAAAGAACACCAGTTAGATTCCCTGCTGAATTAGGTGAAGCACATCCTTTTGACATGAGCATGTTAGAAGGACTTTACACAAAGTTTGGTTTTATTAATGCAGTTGTCGAGAAGATAGTTGAATACATCTGGGGTGGCGGGATTTACGTTGAGTGTGAGAATGAAGATGCAAAAGAAGTAATAGAACAATGGATTCAGGATTCAGATTTTATTTCTATCGGAAGAGAATGGACTAAAGAATCACTTGTCAAAGGAAATGGTTACCTTGAACTCGGCGGAAAATACAAAGACGGAGTGCAGGGAATCAAAGTAGTTGACGCAAAGAACATGTATGTGAAGAGAGACGACAAGGGAAAAGTAGAAGTTTACAATCAATTAATCAAAGGATTTCCGCAGACATCAGAAGTAAAGACTCTTGAAAAGAATAAAGACTACATTGATTTCAGTGAAGATAACATAGTCCATCTTAAAACAAACAAGATAGGAGACAATGCTTATGGCTTTGGGATTGTTTATCCAAATCTTAATTCTATCAACAATATGTTAGGATGTATAAAAGACATGCACATGCTACTTCACAGAAAAGCGAACGTTCCATACAACGTAACGCTTGGAGATTTAGACAAAGAAATCTATCCAGAACCCGGTGCAGTTACAGAAGTCGGGCAAAAGTTTGAATGGCTAATGAACAAGCATGAGTGGATTCACGGTCCAGATATGAAGATAGAAACATTGGACTTCGGAAATATCGGAGATAAGTTTGTTTATCCTATTGAATTAGACAGTAAGATGCTGTTCTTCGGATTCCAGACTCCTGAAACATTAATGGGCGGTGCAGTAAACACTGGTCTTGGTTCTAACATAGCAAGTGAGCACGGTTCATCATTTGACAAACATATTCAATCATTCAGGGAAGAAATAGAAAAATTAACAGAAAGAAAAATATTCAAAAGAATTTTACTCTCACGTGGATTCAAGGAAGAACACTGTGAAATACAATGGGGACAGCCAAGTGAAGAGGAGAAAAGAGCAAGAATACAATTATTGCAGGGTGTCTTAGGTTCAGTAGCTAATCCAGCATTAAGAAGGCAGATAGAATTAGACATAGTAAGGCAGCTTGGATATGATGAGGAGTTAATTGAACAGGGAGAAGCTGAAATGGATGCAGAAAATCCAATAGAAGACGAGGAAGAAGAGCCAACCAATAATCCAATCGCAGCTATCTACAAAAAGATAACAAAGAGAAAAGAAAACATCAGGGAAATAAAAAATATAACAATTCCAGAGGACATGTATAAAGATTATCCTCTTCAAGAATGGATTGGATATGAATATAATAAATACACTAAAGACATTGATGAAGTAATCGACAAAGACCCATTCACAGATTTGCTTGCACTAAACAGAGAAGAGCTTAAAGTAGGCTATCTTACAGAAGTTCAGGTAAAACACCTAAAGAAAAACCTTAAGGAAGCGTTTAACAAAGGACTCTCTACAAAAGTTCTTGCTGCAAGAATGATAGAAGACAAAGTTATTCCTAATCTCTATAAGATTGAAGATGGAAGAAGAGTATTATTGATGGCAAGGCACGAAAGAAGTATCATAGTTGCAAGAACAGAAACAATCAGAATGTCAGCAAAAGGAACTCTTGAAAACTTCAAGAAAGGAAACATAAATGAAGTAATGTTCTTGGCAGCTGCAAGTGACAGAACATGTGAAGAATGTGATGAACTCAATGGAAGCAGATATAAAATAAACAGTATACCAGTCAGCATCCCTGTGCATCCAATGTGCAGATGTGCATGGTCTCCTGTTGTGGGGTAAATATGGTAACAGTAACAGAACTATTGGCACAAGGAACGATAAAAGATTTACCGCCTTGTGATGAATGTAAATTAACAAAAGAACAGATTATAGAGAGAGACGGTCCTCATTTCATGTTAGCGTCTTTCAATGGAAGATTAGTATGCGGAAGATGCTGTGTTATGTTATCAACACCAAAGAAATGCTTATGCGGTACGTCAAATCCATACTCTGCTAAATTCTGTTCTAACTGCGGTGAGAAATTTGAAGGAAGTAATGGATTACATCAAAAACCTTGAAAATTATATGTCGGTTATCGACAGCAAATTAGACAGGCTTAACTATCTTCTTGGACTTGCAACTGAGAACAAAGCAACATGCTACCATCCACTTGTAGAGAACATAGATGATAATATTCACATAGTAGCGTCTACTTTAATTGATGAGATAAAAAGGTTTAAATATGTAAGGTGCTGTGATTGCGGTAACAGACTCAGAATAGAGGTTTAACATGTCAATATTCATATGCCCAAGATGCAGGACAAGAGTAAGCGTGGCTAATCATTCAGGTGATTATGTTCACACATGTGATAGTGGTAATGATGTTCTTGACCAAGAAGATGTACTCGTCAAAGGTACTTGGACAGATTATACTGGCAGTGATTTCTCAGTAAGGACAACACCTGCAAGCATAGCTGCTGAAAACCTTGGTAACAAATTGTTAGGAACAGATGCTTTTATTCTCGACAAAACATTCCTGCCTAATTTCACAGTAAGAGGGAACAATGCCCAGATAATGAGACAAAGACAGCATTTGGAATATATTGAGAATCCTGCGAACGTTGACAGTGATAAAGGAGTGGACATAGACAGTTTTGTTCAGTGATTATATAATCTGTTCGTTGCATTTATATATAAGCTACTTCTAAAAATATATTTATGGAAGCACTCAAAGACTCTAAAGGAAATCCAAGACTTGATGAAAAGAACAGGAGAATTATAGCTGAGAATGTTCCAATTATATTTTCTGCTGAAATTGTAGAGGAATCAAATGAATGACTCCAAGACTATCAAAGTCTCAGGTGTAGCAATAAGAGCAGGAGTTTCAAGAAATGGGGTTAAATACCTACCAGAAGAGCTTGCGAAGTTTGCAAGGACACTGGAAAACAGACCAATACTAAAAGACCACGATGCAAGAACTGACAACGCAATCGGTCTTGTGACAAAATCATTCACCACAGATATGGGCGAGTCAGTGAATTATGCTGGCTGGATTAAAGAAGACGGCTCAGGTATCATAGAAAGAATCAATGACAAAAGAATCAAGGAAGTAAGCATCGGTGCAATAGCAGGAAGGTTAGTTCAGGAATCAGAAGACAGTGATGTTGTAATTGCTCAGGGTCTTGTTGGTCTTGAATTGTCAACCACACCAGTTCCCGGTGTTCAAGGAACATCCCTCAATAACACTCTTGGAAAACTAAGCGAAGGAAAGAAAGTTGCTCTTATAGAGAACGTCAATTCGTTTACAAAGATTCAAGAGGTGAGTGAAGAAATGGACGAAAAGAAATGCCCAGAATGCGGTGCAATGGTCGCAGTTGAAGATATGAAAGTTCACATGTTGAAGCACAAGGAAGAAGAATCTCTTAAAGGTGCTTTGAATGAAAAGACTTACAATGATATGGTAACCAGATTAAAAGAAGATGGTTTACTTAAAGATTTCAAATTGACCTTTGAACAATGGTCGAATGAGGTGAAGAAAGTGGCAGAAGATAATGCAGCAAAAGTAACAGAAGATATGAAAAATCTTCAAGAAGAAATTAATGCTCTAAAAGCAGAAAAAAGAAACAGATTGGTTGAAGAATACAAAGCAGTAGCTTCTGAGAAAGGAGTTGCAGAAAGGGACGTAAAAGACCTTGCAGTAGAATCAATCGCACTACTTGTCAGTGAATTGAAGTCAATCAAGACAGACATGACAAGAGCTAAAGTCTTACAGAATGATGCTAAACCTGCTCAGAAAGTTTGGGAAACAACTCATTCATTCGGACAGGAAGGATTAATCTCAAACGAAGGACTAATGATAGAAAGACCATTGGACGGCGGAAATAAGCTGGCAATGACATTTGACCCATCAAAGCTAAAAGCTGAGGGTGCAAGATGGAGACTATTCAAGAACCCATCGCCAATGTTCGGAAGGTAAGGTGAATTAAAATGGCAGCAGCAGGAATAGGAAACCCAGCAGGAGCAGTAGTTCTTTATGATTTCGGAGTTCCACACATAGTTGGTGGAAACGCAAGGAACGAAATAATCTCTGGTGGAGTATTTGTATTTGGTTCAACAGCAACAGGAGTAGTTAGCTCAGGGACAAACTCATTCAGTCCGGGAAGCTTGTATTTCACAAGAGACGCATCAGGTGGACAGTTCAATGGAATTAACATGTTCCCAAGTGCAGTCAGTGGAACAGTATCAGTTGCAATGGCAGGAGTATTCGTACTTCAATGTGTAGGCTCAGTATTCGGTGGAGCACCAGTTGGATGCGAAGGAACAAATGCAGTAACAACACTCGGTTCATCTGTAGTACCAGATGCAGCAACAAATTGGGGACCAGCAGGAAAGAAAATCGGAAGAGCACTCTGTGATGGAGCATCCGGTGGATATGCTGTAATCTATATCAATCCATAGGTGATACAAAATGGCAGAACTACAATATGTAAAGGAATTGCTTTCAACAGCAACAGGAGTTGAAGGAAGTCTATTGATTATAAAGAAAATCTTTGATACTCTAATAGACGAAGCAGCAAAGAAATTGATTCCAAGGTCAGAAGCAGCATACTACATTGGACCCGGTGAAGTACCCGGAAGTTCAATAGATATTGACTTGATGGTGGAAAACTCTATGGATGTTAGGATTGTAGCAGAAGGTTCAGAGGTAGCTCTTGACCAAGTAAGCTATACTTCATCTAACTACAAGCCAGTTAAGTATGGTGTAGCAGTAAGAATCACAAGAGAATTGCTTGAAGACGCTAAGTGGAACATGCTACAGCATAACATAATGATTGCTGGTAGAAGATTCGCCGAAAACGAGAACGCACTTGTTATTGCAGCTTTGGATGCAGCTTCAAACACTGTTACAGGTGGAGCAGCTATAACAATACCAAACATAACAAGGGCAATGCAATACTTGAACGATGCAGATAAAGACCCAACAACTTTCGCAGTTGGTATGGAAGTACTTAACGACCTAAGGAACATTGACACATTCGTTGATTTCCAGAAAGTCGGAAACACTGACATGCTTACAAAGGGATTCTTGGGTAACATCTTAGGTATGAACGTTGTTCAGGTATCAACAAATGCTGGTATGACAACTACAAGTTCGTATGTATTCGACAATAAGTTTGCATACGTAATCGTAGAAAAAAGACCAATGACAGTTGAGAACTTTGACCTGCCTACTTATGATATGAGTGGAGCAGCTATAACTCAAAGATTGACAGTTGGCTCTTTAAGGGCAAACGCAATAGCAAAGATAACAACTACATAATTGTAGTTGTATTTTTTTATTTTATTCAAAACGTTGAGGTGAATTCAGAATGGTAGATGCAGGAACAGGACAAGCAGGACTTAAGCAATCACATGGATTATGGTCAAATAAATTACTTATAGGCGGGTCTGGTTTCGACCAAACAGCAGGTAATGTAGTAGAAATTGTAACAAGTGGAACACAGACTAACTTATGGGTTGGTGGTGGAATCTCTGGTGTTAATTTCCAAGCTACAGGCTCACTAATAGCACAAACTTATCAATTCAATACAACAGGAAGCCCATTTGCAGGTGGAATTGTATATCCGTTCACTACAAGAGCAGTATGTTCTGGTGGAACTTGGGTAAATCTTTCTGGAAATGCATTAGCTATGGGTTCACCGCAGATTGTAGCGTCTCCACCAGTAGGTGTAGCACTTGCTACAGCAGGAAGCAATTCAACTGTACAGACTCTTGTTTTCGGTGTCCATCCAATGATTGCAGAAGGAACAATACTTGCAGGAGCACCTGTTAAGCATGGTGTTGGTGCACTTATGAACACTGTACTTGATGCAGGGTCTCCTTCGTTCGGAGTTGTTGGAACAGCACTAAATGGAGTTGGTTCAGAAGGTACTTGCTTGGTATTTGTTGGTAAAGGAGCATCACATTAAACCATCTACTCTAATGAGTAGATTTGAGGTGAAAAATGGTTAGAATACAAAGCGTTCCCTATCTTAGTAAGATAAGCGATAGTCAAGTATGGGTAGGCAGTCCATCTGTTCCTATTAGTGGCTCGAATATGGCTGAACGTGGAGAAATGCTTATCAGTCCAGTAGCAGGTGCAGGACCGCTTTTTATAGGCGGGTCAAATGTAAGCAGATTAACTGGAACTCCTATAGCTTTAGGTGAAAGTATTTCTATACCATTTGCAGGAAGTATCTATATCTACGGTACTGGAAGCACAACTGGCAGTGTGGATGTTCGTATAATAGAGTTTGGGTGATAATATGCTTGGTCGTGTCTCTGTTAAAAGAACAGGAGCTTTGATAGGTCCTAATCCTGTAATACAACTCGGTGCAGGTGGTACAGCAGTTGTCAAAGACCCAGATGGAGCTATTGTATGGTCTGTTGATACTGGTGGAAATACAAAACGTAGGGGTGGAGATTCTAAAATAACATGAAAATGAAAAACATGTTTTGGTTAGTTTTCTTGTTTTTGTTAGCTCCTGCTGTATTAGCTGGTGGAGTTTATACTATTTTTTCTCCTGTTGGTGTCGAGCAGACTGAATTTTCAATCTCTACAACAACATCAGTTAATTTCACATGGAGCCTTAATGTAACTGATGATGCTCTTGACCCCGGAAATTCTTTGAATTGTACAGTAATGAACACATCTGGTAGCAGTGCAAATAATTATTCACAGTTGCTTGTATCGTTTAACGTTACAAATGGAACAATAATAAATAAATCATTGGCACTTAAAGATGGAATAAGGTCATGGTGGTATATCAACTGCACAACGAGAGGTCTTACTGGAAATGCAAATTCTACTTATCTTACATCAACGTCAGCAGTTAATGTAGATACTAATTACTTTAATGTTCCTCTTGGTCAGTCTCCCGGAGTAATCAATCTATCCTATGATACTGGAAGTGCAAAATTCAAAGGTCAGATAACAGCCGATAATGTAACAATAAAAGGAACACTAACAACTGCTAACTTTACAGTAACAGGGCTTACTTCAATATCTGGAATTGTTAATGCTTTAGAAGTAAATACCACAAATCTTACTGTTACAGGATTTGTTGATGGAAATCTCACACTTGGAACTAACTATACAAATATGGGAGTACAGGCAGCTTTCATAGCATTATATAACAATAGTGCTACGTGGGAGACCTGCACATATTCTTATCCGCCTTATGGTCAGATAAGACTGAATCAATCTTCTGGAAGATTCCACGCATGCAACGGAACTGTTTGGGCGAGGTTAAATACATAATGGCAGATGCAAAAACTATATCTGCGTATGCAAGTATTCCTTTGTTAGCTACAGTGCTTGTAATGGCTGGATTAAGCTTTGTGCCTGAACCTTCTCACTATTGTGATAGTATAAGTAAGAAAGCATATTGTTTTGGGTTGTCTTCTGGTATAGGAACAAGATGCTATCAAGACCCAGATAAGAAGACATATAAAAATTGTGGTGAAGGATGGAAAGTTATGCCAGAAATAGCTGTTGCAGTAGAAGCTTCCAAATTATGTGAACCTGTAGTAATTGCTTATACTGATACAGATAAATACTTCTGTGAGGGAATAGGAAAGGAAAAGAAATGTATAAAAACTGACGATATTCTCTCTGAATTGGGGTGAAATCATGGCAACGTGGAGTCTCGGCAGTGCAGCAACAGAATTGTTTAATCTAATTCCTAATATTCCAACTTCTATATCAGGTACTACATTAAACAACTGCGTAGACAGAGCAAGATTAAGAATAGAAAATTACACTGGAAACACTATTTCTTCCACTGGAATTGAAGATAAATATCAGCCTGCTCTTATAAATCTTACAGCAGCTAATGTTCTTAGGTTTATTCATTTACAAGGTGGAGATACAAGCATAGGCGATGTAAGTTTAGGAAAATCAGCGTTGGAATCTGCTCAGTTCTTTGAGACAGAAGGAATAGCAGAATTAAGAAGGCTTGGAATGAAGACAACTTTATATAAGACTTATGGTTAATGGATGGTGAATTTAATGGCAGCTAAAAAAGTAACAAAAACCCCCCCTACAAAGGCAAAACTGGCAGTTCCAGAGGCTAAAACAGAAATAAAACCAGTCATTATATTATCAAACCCTCTTGCGGATATTGACATGAAACAATGCCCTAAATGCGGTTATTTGATGAAACATATTAAGGGTAATGATTTTGTTTGTGAGAATGGTCATGGTTGGAGTGGATACCCACCACCTTTATAGATGTTTTTACATCTTGGTGATTATAATGTTTGGATTTGAAGATGCAGTAGCAGAAAAAGTTCCCATGAACTACATTGTTCTATTAGAAGATGATACATGCGACTGGATTACAGCAGATACTGGTGCTAAAATATGTATTGGTGCAGATGGTTTTGTCAAGAAAGGTCCAGCATTTGCGAAAGGTAAGCATATTGATAATTTAGGCAGTGGAAGCGGTGGAAGTAAAAGATTAAGTCAGGCACATAGTGTCAGAAACAGTCTCCCTAAATCACATACGAAGAATCTTACTTTTGAAGTATCGAAGAAAGATGGTGCAAATACAGCAAACGGTAGGGTGCTTGGAAGATATATAGCATCAGAGAAGAAATTTGTTCTTTATAATAATTCAGAGGAGATGAATGATGAAGACCTTAAAGGAGTAGTTACACATGAGATAGGTCACCACGTATATTTCAAAAACTTATCAGTTGGAGACAGAAATAATTATGCAAAGATTTATAGGGAAGATAAGAGTTATCCATCAGATTATGGTAAAACACACCCAGAAGAGGACTTTGCAGAAGCTTACAGGCTTTATTACACTGGTAAGGGAGATACCTTGTCAACTAAAAGAAAAGATTTTTTTGACGAAGTTGTAAACAAACTATGAAAAAGAAACTATATTTAAGCAAGGACTACAAGATTGTAGATAAGAAGGAAGCTTTGTTTATAGTAACTACCGATTTCAATGATGATGATTCAATAGAACAAGAACAGATAGAGGTTGCAGATGGTAACGACTAATGCTACAGGAGTGCGTGATGCAGTAAATCCTATTCTGAACTCTATTGGGACAGCATTAAGATTAAAGTATTATAATTTCACTGTAGCAGGAGCAGGTAGTTCTTATGATGATGATGTATCTCTTACGTTGTCTGGTACTGCTTGGGGTTCTGGGCTTATTATTCCAGTAGGTACACGTGGAATAGATGCTTTTCTTATGGAACAAGGAAAAATCCTTCAAGATGATAGCAAGTTTTATATCTTGGGAAACTTACAGACAAGTGGAATCATAAAGTTAGGAATAGGCAGTCCGCCAGTAAGAGAATACAGCTTAATAGACCCCGGAACTATCGGAAGGAAGTTTGGTGACACTAATATCTATAAAGTAGTTTATGGAAGGTTTTTGACAAACGGGTCTATGTTAGGTGAATGATGATACCAAGAATAGTGATAAGAGCACCTATAGAAAAGATTAACAGTAAAGCTGATGCAAAACTTGCTGCACTAAATGAAGGAGTACATCAATCTGGTTTTATGCTTGAAGCTGAGATAAAGTCAAGTATAGCTGGTCAAAGAGCAGAGCCAAGAAGTGTAGATACTGGGTTATTTCTTTCAAGTGTCAATACTGATGTATCTGTACCTTATCAAGCAGTAGTATACAGCAGAGTACCTTATGCTAAGTATCTTGAGTTTGGAACAAGTCGTGGAGTACCACGCAGGCATTTCTTCAATTCTGCAATGAGGATGAAATCAGCTATTGCACAGTTCATCAAAAGAAAGTTAGCAGATGTTAAATGATTATATAATCCGCTGAATAGGTTTATATACTTCTTACTTCTAAAAATATATTATGACAGATGTTATTATCATGTGATAGTAATGTCTCCCAAGTGAGGGTTTAATGCCAAGTCAAATAGGAACGAGTACATTTTTAGCGGACACAGTACTTATAATTAGGGACGACATTCTTACAAATATCACTGACCCAATATCTGCTACAAGAGATTCTGCTCAAAAGTTTTGCATGACTTCATATCCTAAACGTTCAGTAACATACCCAATAGTCACAGTTGTTGATAAAGGAATATCAGATTTCAGTCCTGCTGGTATGTCATCTACAGTCATCTACCAAAGGCTTTCGATAGAAGTAAGGGTCTGGGGCAGAAATGTCTTAGAAAGAGACCAGATTGCACAGGCTATTCACAATAGGTTCAGGACAGAGAGAATAACATTCTCAAAGACGCAGTTACTTCACGATTACAGAATCTCTTCGTTGATAAATGTCGACGAGACAGGAGAGCAGGGGATAAAAAGCAAGTTATTTACAATCAGCTTTTTACAAGTATTAGGAGAATAAACCGAGGTGTAATGAAATGGCAAGAATGATAGCAACACAGAACGCAGTAATAGGTCTTTTCGAATCAGGAACATACAGAAATGCAAGTGGTAATTTCTGGATAGGTCTTGTTCAAAGCCACAATGTCGTTCCAGTAGAAGGAATAGTCAGTGAAAGGTATATGGGTGGAAATGGTAGAGATATAGACTTAAGATTTCCAACTGGTAAAATATTCAGAGGTACTATTGTTTATCATCCTCAAGATTTCAGGATGTTGGCTTGGACAGCAGGTTCAAACGTAGATGCCGGTTCACCATCTCCTTATTCGCACGTAATTTCGACAATCAACAATGATGTAGGAACAGCTTTCACAAGTGGTCCTATGAATCCATTCTTGAGTTTTGGGATAGAAGAAAGCAACGTAGTTCCCGGAACTGGAAATAATTGGGTCAGAACAATCAAAGGTTGTATGGTCAATGATTTTGAATTGACAGGAGAACAAAATGGTGGTCCTTTGCAAGTAACTGTTAATTATATCGGAACATCAGGAGCTTGGAGTTCAGGAACACCTACATCTGTAAATGCCTTCACTTATGGAACCGGAACTATAGGTAGTATTACAGATAGACCTTATGTTTTCTCTGATGTTCAGTTGAGTATACCATCAGGAACAGTTTACAACACTCTTACTGGATTTACTTTCAGATTAAGCAATGGAATGTTAGAAAGGTGGTATATGGATGGAAGCAGAGATGCAGCAGCACCAATACCCAACGTTAGGTCTATAATGACAGACTTGACTTTTGATGCAGCAAGCGAGACAGCTAAGATACTTTACGAACAGTACTGGCAAGGTGGGTCTCAGTTTAACATGATACTATCAGTAAATGCTTCTGCTGGAAGTAGGGATAATGTAGCTATATTGAGCGGTTGCAGGATACTGGATAGCTTCGAGTCTGCACTTGCACTTCAAGGACCAAACCCCAATACAATCCACGTAGAATCTACATATTTCGGTGGAACTATAGCTGATTTGTTGATGAGGTATAATCCATGGTAGAAGCTTCCAAATAGTGAGGTCTCTGAATGGCAGATGATGATGTTTTTGCATTTATAGGTGTAGATAACGTAACGCCTGTAATAGAAAGAATCAAAGGTAGTGTTAAGTCTTTAGACAATACCATAAAGAGTTCTAATAGAACCCAAGATGATGCGTCGAAAGCGGCTGATAAATTAGCAGGTAAATTAACACATCTTGAAGGAAGATGGATTGCAAACAAGATTGGTCTTGTTGCAATGATAACTGCTTTAGTTTCTTTCTACAAATCTGCTATTGCTGCTGCACAGGCAGCAGATAGATTGAATGAAAGACTTGCTGTAAGTAATAGACTTCTTGAAGAACAGGGTAAAGGATGGAGAAAATTCAAGGAAGATTTAGGTGCAGGTCTTATTGAAATGGGTGCAGCAGTCGTTATGCTTGGTAAAATGGCAGAGGCTAATGCAAAAGTAACTCAAGAATTGAGTAAGAACTCTGAATTTATGAAATTAAATGGTATCGAACAGCAAAGGCTAAAAGACAGAAAAATAGACGAGATTCTTGCAACACAAGAAGCTAATAGAGTTTTGGAAGAAAACAATAAAATAAGAGAAAAATACAATCAAGTTTTAATAGGTTCTTATTCTTCATTAGATAGTTTGAGAACTGCTCTTGAACAATCAGGTGCGTCTCAAGAAATGGTAAATGCAGCTATTCAGAAGTGGCTTGATTTGCAGTATCTCGCAACAAAGCCAATATATCAAGATGCTTTTATGAGACAAGCAGAAGGAGCAAAAAAAACATCAGAAGAAGTAGACAAATTGAATGAATCTTCTGATGAATATCTGGAAAAACTTAAGAAAATACAGCAACAAGCAGATATAAGTTCAGGTAAATCCACATTTATAGGTAGAGGTGGTAATTCAGTAAGTACTTCATTTAGTAATTTTGGTAATGCTGCTAATACAGTCTTCGAAGGTACTAAAGAAGAAAGAGATGCGGCAAATAAGGTTGAGACAAGTTCAAGTGTGCCAACATGACAACATTTCCATTTCCAATATCATTAGCAAAAGCAACAATCAAGAGTGAGTATATGAAAGTTAGAGCAACTCTTGAAAGTCAAATGGAGAAAGAGTTTATAATCAAAATAGTCCTCGATAGGCTTGGAAGAACCAAAAAGGTTAAAGTTCCGGACTATGATGCAATAGCAAGAAACAAGGCAAGGAAGAAAGCAATAGAAGAAATTGATGAAATTGTGAGGAATATGAGATAATGGGAGCGTTAACAAATCCAATTTTATTTGGAAGCCTGACTTTAGATGGTAGCGATGGCGGAAACTATATAAAGAGTATCAGAGCAGTTCAAGTAAACGGCAGTATAAAACAAAGGATGAACAATCAAGTAACCATTGTTGAAGTGCCGGGAAGGGGTAAGGAATGGCAGATTTCAATAGAAGGTGAGTTAACTGGCGGTAACAGAGACGCAGATGAAGCTACCCTCTATACTTATGACACAGGAGCAATCAGGGGTTATACTGATGGGAAGCATGATGGTAATTACATAATTGTTCCCGGAACACTGCAATTTGATTTCCAGAACAGGCTCAAGACAGCATATCCTTATAGATTAGTAATAAGACAGTACACACAGAGTTTACCATAATGGCGTATACAACTGCACAGAAGATAGGATTTGGAATGTTATTGTTGACACTTTTAGGTACTTTCAGTTTTATCGGATACAAGTACTATACTATAGATGGTAAGAACATTCCGTTCAAAGTCTTCAAAGACAGTTCCGGGTATTTGGAATTTGGAATTGAAAATGGTACTGAATACTGCTCAACTTGTGACAGATATATCTATCTTCGTTTAGCGAAAAAGGTAAACGGCTCTGCGAGTGTAGTAATCCCAAATATTGAATACAAGAAACTATTGAAAGTTGAGTTATACAAGGGAGAGACAAAAGATTTAGTTGAATTTCCATATAAAATTTATTACAAGTCAGGTAGTTCTTGGGTAGAATATCCACCAAAGACTGCTTCATTGACGTTGAGTTCTACACCTAAATACTTTAAAGTTGTTGCAGATTTACCGCAGGATACAGGGGTAAGCGGAAATGTTGGAATAAGCATAACAGTAGCAGGAAATCAAATCAATATAGAAGAAGACCCACTATGGTGGATTAATGGAAAATGGGTAAATGTATCTTGGCTATGTGATTATAAAAATAAACAGAATAATATAACTGTCATTGTATACAAAACTACAAACCATTCTCTAACATGCCCTGCTGGAAAGACAGCAGTATTTGATAGAACTTATAAGTGGTTATATTGTTATAATGAAGTTGCACTAAATGAAAATGGAACTATGAGCCAGTCTCTTAACTTTTCCAATCCTTATGATAGGATTGATAATAGGACTATCTTTTTTAGTGTAACAGATTACCAAAACGTTACATCTTATTTAGATATAAGAAACACTACAATATGTAACAAAGTAGGTTATATTATAGATAAAGAAGTGTTGAACTTTAGTAAGTGCGGAATAAACTGTTATGAAAATAATAATTTAGTTCAATGTGACTTATGTGATGGTGATTCTAATTGTGATGGTATATTGCAAAGTGGGGAGTCTGGAATCAAGGTGAATATATCATCAGATGGATGGAAACAAGATTTTAGAAACAAATGGAAAGTGGATAATGGAAAGGAGTCAATCAAAAAGAAATTAAGGGATTGCAGTGAATAAATTAATAATTTTAATAGGGATTATTGCAATTATGTTAGTTAGTATAGTTCATGCTGAGGCTAATGACCTATGGTGTTTTGATTACAAAAATTATACTGATATAGATAACTTAGCAGAAAAAGCAAAAGGGATAAACTATACTGATGGAAATCAGCCTATAACTAATGCCCTTACCGATTTTGGAATGAATAAATCAGGTATAAGTCCTATTACTTTTGCTAACTATTGGGGGGGTCCTACAATCCCTGCTTCATGTTCTGCAACCGCAGGAGCTACAATATCAACTGATTCTATTACAGGGGGAAATGTTGTAGCAAGAAGTATTAAGATTGTAAGAGACTCTGGAAACGAGCTATTGTGCAATTATGCAGATGGCTCAACTGTATATTGGATGGCTTTGGGCAGCTATTCTTCAGATACTAATGAAGGGTATCATGCAACAGCGGTAAATGCAGGAACAGGTGTGCACGGTGTAAGGTTGAATAACAATGCTAATAGGATGTTACTTAACAATGGAGTGTCTATAGATACTGTAATTGCAGACAGTGCTGTTGTATCATTTTTTGGATTTATGAACAGAATTTTCTTTAATAATGGAGGAAGTGGAGGATATTTTGCAACAGACTTAACAGCAGCCACAAGTGACAAGTGGTCAGATAGTCTTAACGTAGGAGACACTATTTATCTGCAAGTTTTTAAGTTATGGTTATCCTCTGCCGGAATAAACTCAAGTGCGAATATGACACAGTTCGTAAGAAATATATCAGAGTCAGCTAATAGTGAGTACAGAGTTTATTATTATGCTCCAAATGGGGAAAGCTCAAATGCAATACTATCAATAACAAATAACAATGGAACAACTTGGGTCAATAATACTAATTATTCAATATTCACAATGCCACAAACTTCACATGACTTCTATACAAGGGTCTATGGAAACTTTAGTAAAGTTTGTGTAGCTTCTGTGCCTGATACAACTGCACCTAAACTAAACGAGATTAACATGACAAGTGAAGGAGGACTTGGGCAGTTTGTCAATCTTTCAGATACATTCTGTACAAATGCAGGATGCAGACTTCCAAAGACAAATGATACAACTCCTACTTTTGTCGGAAACTTTTCAGAAGTAGTTCATGCTTCTATAGTAGATAACACTACTCAAACAATGGTAGACTGCACAACTAATGATGCAAGAGTTGTAACATGTACTGAATCTTCAATACTACCTGCTGGTTTAAGTAATTTGACATTGAACTGGTCAGATACATCAGGAAATAAAAATCAAACTACATTTACTATCAATATTACCACAGGTTCTGATTTACATACAACTAATGTTACAATTTTTCTTAATGGTTCTAATGCTAATAAGAGTTATGAGCAATATCTCACTTTGATTGATAAAGATTATGGAGTAAATCTTACTATTATCATAGATTCAAATATAACCTCATGTATTGATTTTGATTATATGATAAATTGGTCATGTGCTGTAGGAAATAGAAGTATATTGTTAAATATAACAGAATTGAACAATACAAGATTTATGAATGGGAACTTCTCATCAAATACAAGTTCGTCTCCTTTCAATATATCAGTGCAGCAGGATAACAGAACAGATTTAATCAAAATCGGATTTAGAGTTCAAGGTTTTACTCCGTACCCTTCTAATTTAGTGATAAGTTTCTTGAATAGGGCAATCTTTGCTATTCCCGGAAAGATAAAAGAAAACATAGCAGAATACAACGAGTTTTTATATTTAGGAACAAAGTACAATGCTACAAACATAACTATAGCAACAGGTGGAGCAGTATCACTTCAAATCAATACTTCACAGTCATTAACAACACAGAATTACACTGCTTATTTAAGTGGTTACGATTTGGACGCAAGAAATGAATTTAGCAAGTCTGTATTGTTTACTGCATCAGATTTGTCTAATGCTTCACTATCAAACCATACAGAATCCCCGCTTGGGTATTTTGATAGTTTTGAAAATAATGTAAGTGGTAGATGGTCAATAACAGATTCTTCTACAGGTTCTGGATATACTAACTCGATGTCATACACAAGTGGAAGTAATGATGATTATTTGACTATACAATCTCAATCAGGTGAAACTGCATGCACATCAAGGACAGGAGAAATAACTTTAGGTTATTCAGATTTAGCAGCAGATTGGAGAAATACCTCGCTTGTAGAAGTAGATACACAATATAGTATTTCTGCAACTTGTGGCAGTCCTAATTGTCAGTCAACAGGAAGTGCAGGAGTTACTTATTATATAACAGATGGAACTAACTTGATTACTTTGAAAAGTTACTCTGTTACAAGAGGTTCGTCAGGAACAACGAGTGCAAGTGACAGACTTAACATAACATTAATAAGGAATGGTGATTCGATAGATGTAGTTGTAAATGGTTCAAGTAGTACAGTAAGTATTGCTACTTTAGATATAAATCAGCAATTAAAAGTATCTTATAAAACTACTGCAACTTCCGGAGGAGCTTGTACAGGAGCAACTGCATCAGCAAGTAGTGATATGAGGTTGTACTCAATTAAATGGGGAGGAGTATGGCTCGAAAGTAATTTGACTAATGGTACTTACTATGGAAATGGTAATTATACTAACTGTAATGTAAACACTTCATTGACAAATGTAAGCAAGATGACTCTTAGTTGGAATGAATACAAAGCTGCTAATACCCAGATTTTAGGATATGTTTCAAATACATGCAACTCTTCAAGTCCAACTTGGGAAAGTGTAATCAATGGAGTAAGTCATACGTTTACAAGTATTGGGAACAAGATTGGAGTGAGATTTATTTTAAATTCATCTATAAACATAACGTCTCCTGTATTAAGACAATATACTACTGAGGTAATAAGAAGTTCAATATCAGGTATTAATCTCGACTGTAATAACGATGGTGTAGCAGATTGGAGCTATAATAGGACTCTTAATTCAACAACAAGTCCGAAAGTAGCTAACTGTACCATCTTTACATCATGTACCGGTGGTATAACTTGTTCAAGAAGATTTACTTATTCAACAACAAGTGGTGGTATATTATCACTTGACAATTCAAGTATGATACAAAGTTTGAATGAATTGACAGTATCTAACTTAACTCCATTTGAACCAGTAACAGTATGGAGTATTATAGCAGATTTCCTCAATGTGTCAGGTTCTAAGTTAAGAGTTTATGATTTAGATGTGGGATTTAATGGAAGTAAGAATATAAGTGTAGGTGTAAGAACTTTTGGAAATTCAACAATCAACGCAGGTGTGGACAATCTTACTATTCTTGTTTATTATAGTAAATTCAAAAGTCAGTTCCCTAAGAACGTAAAATACTTTGAGATACAACCATTTAGTAATAATGAAACTAATGTAACTATATATGGTCAAGTTATAAGGTATTGTGGAGTGTTTTCTGACGATTACTGCGTAGTTAATTCAACACCTATATTCAACAATACTAACCTTGCTTATGACCTTAATTACGACCTTTACGTACGTTTAAACGTAAGTTACAACAAAACACAATCTAATTGGTCTATAGATATGGGAGTAAACAGAACTACTCCTGTGCAGACAAATAACTCGTTCGTGCTGTTCAAGTCCAATAGAACTATTGGTTCAAGTCTTCCTATATTCGGATTTGTTGACCTTTATAACATAAGTGATGCTGAGATAGCAAGATTAGGAGACCCAGAGTTCCAATGGGCAGGTTACTGCACAGGTAGTCCTGTAGGAGACTGTGTGAGATAAATGCCGATAGTAATCAATACTGGCAGGATAAATGTACCTTTAAGGACTTATGATAAGAACTGGAAGGTAGTTTATGTTGATGGAAGCAATAATGAAATAGTATTAGGAGACGGTACTGCTACTGATAACAACAGAATGATTACTGCTACATTCACAAGAAAATCACTTAGGTATGGAACAGGTTTCTTCCAAATATCTCTCAATAATGAAGGTGGCTATTACAACCAAGTTCTTACAAATGCAGTTGAGATAAGGGCTTATGCTGACCAAACAAGTTCAGTTCCTACAAATCAAATATTTGAAGGCAAGATACAAAGTGTAAAGCATTCACTTACAGAAGATGATGCTTTTATTATGAATATTTATGGAGTTATGTTTCCGCAGTTAGCAGATATGAACATCACAGTAGATTTCAGTTCTGGTGCTACTGCGATAGCTGCTATTCAATATATTATAGATAACTTCTTTAGTGGAGTTTTTACCTATGTAAATTTAAACCCAAATATGACAGGAACAATATATGGTCAGTATGTTGACCAGATTGCTCTTAATGTTATAGCTGATATACTAAAGCAAGTAGAATATGATGGTTATATTGATTTTACTAATGATATTCACAGTTTCCCGGAAGGTGGAAACATAAACACAAGAGAGAAGATAACTTATGGAGATAACATGTTAGCTTATTCTGATATAGGTCAGGATTTTGTAGATAAAAAAAACAGAGTAATTGTATACGGGTCAAACTCAGAAGGATTGCTTTTAGTTGCAACTAAAAACAATACAACTTCACAGAGTGAGTCTTGGGTAAAGTCGACTGTTATCACAGCAGGAAATATAATAACAACCACAACTTTAGCACAAAAAGCACAGACAGAGTTAACATTTCTCGATGAAGTTCCAACCATAGGGACAATGGCTGCTGCAAATGGGCTGCCTACACTCGTTCCCGGTCAAAGTCTTCAATGTTCTAATCAGTTCGCAAACATAACTGGTTTTTATAATTCAGTCTCTATTACCGACCAGTTCTTTCAGGATACAACTTGGATTACTCAAGTTGATGTAAGTAGGCTTGATAAAACAAATTCAGTCCAGATAAAAGACGTAGAGAATAAAGTTAACTCAATAAGTGCACAGAATATCAATGGAATGACAAATACTGCTTTTATCCTTACATTCGAAGATACAAGTGGGTTGGCTTCTCTTGGGTCTTTGCAGGTATCAAATAGTAGATTATCCATTGCGACAGGAAGTAGTGGAACTGCTACTACTATACTGGTAGAATTAGATGATGATGCTACTTCATTTGAAGCGAGAGGAAAACCGAATGATGACTGTGCAGTTAGTTATTTTCAAGTAAGTAATGACGGTGGAGTAAGTTATAATAACAGCAATGAACAGTATAATCTTGTTGGTGGATTGAATACGAGAGTTAATTTCACAACCACTGGAAACAAGATTGTAGTTAAGATAACTCTCGTAGCAGATGCAACTTATTTGTTGCCTGAGCTTGAGAACTTTGAAATATTGACGAGGTGAAATAGATGAGTAAAGCAGAATACACACACGAGTATACTTGTGGATGTATAGTATCAATAGAAGGAAGGAATATAAAAATAAAAGACTGCGGAGACGCAACACATATTTGGAATTTGGATGAATTGAAATGATTATATAATCTGTCGGGAAGGTTTATATAATAGTTACCTCAAAAATATATTATAAATGAGCATACAATGCTTATTTGTTTTTATATATGAGGTGATTCATATGAACAAGTCATGGTACAAATCTAAAGCTGTATGGGGCGGATTGTTAATTTCACTCGGTGCAGTTGTTACTGCAACAGGTCAATTCTTATCAGGAACTCTTGATTTTGGGACATTTATAACAACAGTTGGTCCACAAATCGGTGCTGGTCTTGGAGTAATTGGACTAAGAACAGCTATGAAGTAGGGATATAGATGGACGCAGGTGCAATAGGGGTTTTGGTAGGACAATTAGGATTCCCTATTGCTATTGCCATTTTTCTACTATGGTGGGTTCTTGTAAAATTTGACAAGAGTGTTAAGCAAGTAAGTAAAGACCATAAAGAAGGACTTGTTCTTGTAAGCAGAGCCATAACTACACAGACAAAAACTCTTAATCATACACTATCAGAGCAGATTGAATTAATTAAGTTAGGAATAACTAATCAAGCTTCTAAAGCAGATGTATCTAAAATTTGCAAACATAAACGATAATAAGCTTAACTTATGTTAGGCAGAATTCTGCCTGACGTAAATCCCACAATATCCCTTACGTCAGGCTCTTTTTCGAAAGGTATTTATATAAGTTGCTTGACATAATATATATTAAATATATTTTTATGGGGATAATTTATGGATATTTGGGAATATGTTGACAAACCGAGACCACCTAACAAGAACTACAATATACGTAAGATAGCTTCAAGTGGTCGTGGTGCAGATGCTTTTGCAATAACTGTTCCCCAGAACATAGCTTTATTATTTGTTGGAGTCAAGTTCTCGCTTGTTATAAGCGGTAACTCATTGATATATACGAGTGGATGTGTTGTTTGATTGGATAAAATAAAACTAATGTGCTTGAGTGATAGTCCTGTATTGAATACCGGATTCTCAACAATTTCTATGAATATTCTAAACAAGTTGGCTGATTTAGGTTACGAGTCTACATATTTAGGTCAAGCTATTCCTCATGCACAGCCGTTTGCATTGATTTCACCAGAGAAGATACTAAAATCTTGGGGAGTAAATCCTACACCAGAAATACTCAAACAATTCCCAGAGAAAGTGCCTTCGGTTTATCTGCAAGATGGTACTGCGTTCAAGTTCAATCTTGTTGGACAGGCTCTTGAGCCTTATTGCAAAGACATTCTTCAACCATTCATAAAGACAGTTCAGCCAGACATTCATTTCACACTTCTTGATACGTTTATGGTCTATCCATGGTATAATGACATAGATTTCAGCCCAGCAAAGACTATTTTTTATTATCCTTCTGATGGAGAGCCTTTCTTGCCCGGTGGTGTTTGTGATTCTGTTCTCAGGAAAATGAGCGTCTCAGTTGCAATGAGCAAACACGGTCAGAGACAAGTTAAAGAATATCACAAAATGGATACAGAATACATCCCCCACGCATGCGACCATAATCTATTTAGTCCAATGACTGATGAAGAGAAGCATCAGTTAAGGATAAAGTGGGGATTAGTTGATAAGTATGTAGTAGGCTGTGTTGCAAGAAACCAGCCAAGAAAGATGATGGATAGGGCTATCAAAGCCTTCGCTAAATTTGCAAGAGACAAAGAAGATGTAGTATTTCTACTGCACATGGACCCGCAAGACAGAGCAGCAGCATTTGATATTAACAAATTAGTATTGGAATTAGGTATACAGAATAAAGTATTGTATACTGGTGTCAGATATTTTCAGGGATTTCCTTATGAGTTTATGAGGGAAATATATAATCTTTTTGATGTATTTCTTCTTCTTACAAGTGGAGAAGGCTTTGGAGTTCCTATAATTGAAGCTATGTCCTGTGAGATTCCAGTAGTAGTTACAGATTACACTACTTCTTATGAATTAATTGAAGAAGATGGAACATGCGGTGAGTTAGTCAAATTGTCAGGGATTGAGCAGTATCCAAGATTCCATAAAGATAATATGATGAATACGCTTACTGGCTCTTGGAACGTTGAAAGAGGGATAGCAGATACATACGATGGTTGCATGAAACTGAATAAGTTATACTATGACAGAAATTTAGGAAAGATATATGGAAAGGCTGGGAGAAAGAAGGTACTAAAAAATTACACTTGGGATGTTGTGATTCCACAGTGGGATAAACTAATGAGGAAGATGGTCAATGAGTAAAACAGTTTGGTTCATAAATCCACCAGATTTGTGGGCAGATAAAGCAGGAGACAGACCACCATTAGGTCTTGTTTACCTATCTGCTTACCTCAAGAAATTTGGTCATAATACTGTTATTTGGGACAATAACCACAAGAGTGGAATCCCTACAGTAAGAGATATAGTAGAGCAAAAGCCAGATTATGTATGTATTGCAGTTGCAACTCCTAATTACAACAACGCCATCGGAATAGCTAACATATTCATTAAATTAAGATATGGGCAATACAGAAGGATGTTTTCCAGAAAGTTGAAGTTAATAGCTGGTGGCAATCACGTAGCAGCTTATCCAGATGAAGAGTATACAAAGAAGGCTTTTGATTACGTAGTAACAGGAACAGACGGAGAAGAAGGATTATTGAGAATCATTCACGGCAAGGCAGAAGAACAAGTAGTTAGGTCTAAAGACATAGAAAACCTTGACGATTTACCACTGCCTGATTATGATTCTCTTGATATGAGTAAATATAACATGATGCTTGAAGGGAAGAAAGCTATTACTATGAGTACAAGCAGAGGTTGTGTTTATTCTTGTTTCTACTGTGGTTCTGCTTCTATCAAGAAGTTTAGGGCACATTCGCCTGAGTATGTAGTAAATCATATGAAATATGTATATGATAAGTTTGGGATAACTTCATTCTATTTCGTTGATGATATATTTACTTTTGACAAGAATAGGGTTATGAAAATGATGGATTTGATTATAATCAACTTTCCAAAAGGAGATATATCCATCAGAGCCACTACCAGAGCCAATCTTTTGACGCAGGAGCTATGCAACAAGATGAAATCTGCTGGTGTAGAGATAATCAGCATCGGGCTGGAAAGTGGGTCTCCTAAAGTCTTAAAGGCTATGAGAAAGCATGAGACAGTAGAAGTACAAAGGCAAGGAGTAGAGTTCTGCTATCAGGCTGGAATCAAAGTAAAGGGTTTCTTTATATTCGGAAATCCAGAAGAGACTTGGGATGATGTTTTACTTACAATCAATTTTGCAAAGGAGCTTGTGCAGAGTGGCAGGCTTCAATATGCTGATTCTTATGTGTTGAATCCTGTACCTGCCTCTCCCTTTTGGAAGACTCCGGAAGAGTTTGGAATTTCCTATACAAAACCAAAAGACCCAAAAGAATGGGGTAGTTTCTATCAAATCGGAAAAGGAAAAGATATAAAGGTTAACATAAAACATCCTTATCTTTCTGAGCAGCAGCTTAGAGACGCAGTAGATTTGTTCCAGAAAGAAGTACAAGTAGATGGGTTGACGTACAAATGACAACAGTTAAAGACTTTATTAAAAATGTACTAACTTCAATAGAAAGTGCAGTAGACGAAGTTAATTTTGACATAGGGACAGATGATGGAAACACCGTTAATATGGATAGTTCCAATAGAGTTAAATTTACTTTGGTGAGAAAATGAGCCATTTAACATCTTCACTAAAGGATTTTAAAGGATATTTTGAATTTAATAAAATAGACCTAAAAGATAAGAATGTATTAGATGTCGGTTGCAGAGACAATAGTGCAAGTGATTTCTTCAATTCAATTAGTATGAAGTGGTCAGGTTGCGACATAAAGCCAGATTATCCTAAAGGAAACATAGTAGAATGTGATATGACAAGTCTCCATTTTCCTAATGAAAGTTTTGATTTTGTATTTATATGTCACTCGCTTGAACACTGCGAAAATCCACTGCTTGCATTGAGAGAAGCAAGAAGAGTATTAAAGAAAGATGGTTATGTATTTATCAGTCTTCCATGCCCATGTAAACATCATATTTTAGAAAGTGATGAAGACCACATCTTTTGCTTGGATGAAAGGCAGATTTTAAGGTTACTAAAATATGCAAGATTTGAGTTTACTGTATCATGGATTGGTGGACATGAAGGGTATACGGGAACTGATAGATACAACGTGTATGGAGTTGCGAGGAAATAAAATGGCAAACATATTAGAGAAACCAATTTACAGAAGGCATAGTCTAAAGTGCTATGGGAATTTTAGAATGACCAAGAAAGGAGTAGATGGAAATCCTTGGGAGTTCCAATGTGATGAATGCCAGAGTGGAATGTGTATTATGAACGCAGACTCATTGACGCCAGACGAAAGAGTCAAGTTTGATAAGTTTGTAGAATATGTTAAGAAATTCGGGGTGAAATAATGTTTTTTAATAAAAAGGTGAAAGATATAATACCTTGCTATAAATGTGGAGACCCAAGTAAAGAACCTAATTTACAGGGTGATTATATTTGTGAATCATGTCACATAATAAGTATAACAGAAATGAATTGTAATCCTAAAGAAAGTAAGTTTGACAAAATGCGGTCTTACATTTGGTATTATGGATTAGAAGAGAATGGTCTCATTTGGTATAAAAAGGCACGTGAAAAGTTGATTAAAGAATTTGATATGCAAAATAAGTTAGTAGAGGAAGAAGAAAATAGAAAACGTAAAATAATAAAAGATGATGTGTCAAGGTGGATAAAATGGCGAAATTAATTCATATAAGAGAAATGGGTAAGTTTGAAGTATTTAGTGACGCCGTAGAAGGTGCTTATAGGGAAAAGTTAGGTGAAGCATCAGAGGAATGGGTTGCTGAAAGGATAATCAAAATGAAGCAGGAAGTTGACAAGACTAATTACCTCTACAATATGTTCGAAAGGTTGTCAGATAAACTTGTAAAAGATGTTATAATGCTGTTGATGAAAGACTTAAAGAATTTAATAGTCTCAAGATACACAAACAACTGAATGAAACAAATGAAGAGCTTGCAAATATCAAGTTAGCTATACGTAAAATTTAAAAAAGGTGGATATTCATATGAACAAATTAATCGTTGCTTATATTGGTCAGGATGTGCAGGATTTCATTCCACTATCTTTAGACAGCATCAAAGACGTAGCGGACGCCATTGTGTTTGTTGACGGTGGGAGTAAGGATAAGACTTTGGAGATTTTAAAAGAATATAATTTTGTTATTCCAGACGGAGTTGGAGATGATGATTTCTCAAAAAATAGATGGTTAATTAACAGGAGGTATGAACATGAACACGTGGGAGCTAACGGGAGAGCAAGGAATTGTTACCTTGATTTTGTTAAGAAACATTATGAGGGGTGGTGGTGTTTAGTTCTTGACCCAGATGAAGTAGTACAAAATGCAGATGGTATCAAGGAAACTATACTCCATTTGGAAGAAATATACAAAGAGGAGATTCAGGTTTATAGTCCGAAGATGAGGCATTTAATCGGAAACTTAGCTACAGAAGACGCAGTGCTTCCAAAACACTACTGCCCCGGAAGATTCTTTAAAGTTCATTCTTCTCTTTATTATGAAGAAGTTGAGCATCCAGTAATAGGAACAAAAGACACATATAGGTGGATGTATATTGAGACATTTACTATCTGGCATTTGGCGTATGCAAAAGAAATGTTTAGTATCAAGAAAAGATATGACAATCACATGCTTAAATCTAATATGCACACACCAGAGTATTTAAGGCAATGGTATACTGCACATATCTTCGGAAAGTATCCAGTTTCACAATTCAATCCAACAGAATTGCCAGAACCAGTAAAGAAGTTCTTTGAAATTATAGATGATGAAATATATTTCCACGGAAGAGGGTTAGAAACGAAGCATTTCATTGATGCTTATAACTGGAAGTACTTTTTTGCAATAGAAGAAAATGATAGAATAATTGAATTTGGTGCAGGTCTCGGTCCAAGAGTTTTAGCTATGAATCTTTTAGGAATGACTGCCGAAGGAGTAGAATTGAGTCAATGGGCAGTTGACAACAGATTAACTCATAGTATCACTGCACAGGTAACACAAGGAGATATAACTACTTTCAATGACGGAGTTGAAAGAAAGTTAGCTATTGCTTACGATGTGCTTGAGCATTTGGATTATTCTGAGTTAGACAAAGCAATAGAAACTCTCAAGAATCACGGTAAGTACATTCTTATCTCTGTACCCACTATCGGTGACCCAAACTTGGAAGCAGACCCCACTCACAAAATTAAAGAAACAAAAGAATGGTGGGTTGAGCAGTTTACAAAGAAAGGATTGAAACAAATACCTACTCCGCCGCATTTCTTATTCAAGGACCAAGTGTTAATATTTGAGAAGGTGTTTAACAATGACTGAAATAGATATACTCGTTCCAAGTAAAAACAGAGTAGCGGAGATATGTGTAATGATGCAGTCACTTAGGACTCAGACTTTCAAGAACTGGAATTTATTTATTTTGGACAACTGCTCCCAAGTTTCTTATGCAAGTAACCATCTGTTTAATGTCATAGTTTCAAGGTTAAGGTTGGAAGGTCACAAGGTAAAATTATTAAGGAATGAAATAGACTACGGCAACTGCTTCAACAGAAACCGTCTTAACGAGATACAATTAAAAGAAGGCACAGGAAACTTAAGTATGAGGCTCGATGATGATATACTCGTAGAGCCAGATTACATAGAAAGACTGCTTAAAGTAATAGAAAGTGGTTATGATATTGCTTCCGGTGTAACTCCGTTATGCGGTATGCCGGAATGGGAAAGAGAAGTAAAAGTTCTCGATGGAGAAATAAACAAAACGAGGTTTGATGAAGATGGAAATATACTTGTCTTTGGTGATGACTGTGGGTACTCATACATTGAATCCAAAATATTCCCAGCAGGTCACTTTCGTTCCTGTGCATTATACAAATCTGAAATTAATGGAAAAGTCAGATACCCAGATAACCTCAGCAAGTACGGTTTCAGGGAAGAGTCATTCTTTAGTCTAAAGTGCAGGATACTTGGATACAAAATAGGTGTTGACACAGGAGCAAAAGTTTATCATATCCAAACTCCGAGTGGCGGGTCAAGAGAGATAACAAATAATGAATCCATAGGGATGGACGATGCTACATTCAGGAAATGGGTCAAGAAGAGATTCAAGGAGATAAAATGACAAAGCCGTTCGAATGGTTGAAAGATTTTGGTGGGAATAATCACAGTTCCTATTGTAACAGTTGCAAGGAAAACACTAAATCAATCAACAGTAGGGGACAAGTTCGATGTCAAGAGTGCATGCACTTGAAAGGATTAATGAGTGGGTGAAATAATGATAAACATAATAGGAGATATATTCAATCAGTCAGGTTATAGCAGTCATGTCAGACAACTTGCTAATTCTCTCTACAAATTAAACAACCAAGTACATATTGATACGATGAAACCAAATGATTGGGTAAGGAATGTAAATGATGCAGAACTAAAGATGGTAAGTTCTGAATACATAGAAAAAGGAGTAGATGTAATGATTAATATTCCGCCGTTTTGGGCTTATCCTCTTTCTCATAAACCTAAGAAATTCATAGGATATTGCGTCTGGGAAGGTAAGAATACTCCAAAGTTCTGGAATAAATATATTTTAGACAATAGAGTTGACGCTATAGTAGTTCCCTCTACTCATACAAGAAATGCTTTATTTGCAAGTGCAGATGAGAAAGATTATGAAAAGTTGATAAAGAAAGTGCATGTAGTCCCACACGGAGTAAACACCAAGATATTCTGCCCGGGAAGGCAAAGAACTGATAAGTTTGTTTTTGTTGGAAACAAGGGTTGGGCACAGGGAATAAATGACAGAGGTGGAGTTCAGTTCTTATTGAAGGCTTTTTGTGAAGAGTTCAAGAACGAAACAGATGTAGAATTAATCCTCAAGATAAACATAGCGTATTGTGGTCCCGGATGGAATTTACCCAATGAATTAAGCAAGATAGGTATAACACCAGATGATACAAAAAATGTAAGATTTGTGCCTCAAAACGTCGAATATCATAGGTTAGCTGAGTTATATCAGCAAGGACATTGCTTTGTAAGTCCAAGTATGGGTGATGCTTTTAATATACCTTGTTTAGAAGCCATGGCATGCGGATTGCCAGTAATTACAACAGATTTTGGTGGGCAGACTGATTTTGTAAATGAAACTAATGGGTGGATTGTAGCAACAACACCAGTTGATGTTACTTGGGATATGATGTATGAGAGTAATAGTTGGGGAACACCAGATATAGGAGGTCTCAAGAAGGCTATGAGAGAAGCTTATACAAATAGGTCTATGACTGCTGAAAAGGGAAGTAAAGCACTGGAAACTGCAAAGAAGCTGACTTGGGAACACTCTGCAAATATGCTTAAATCACTCATAGATGAAATGATTATATAATCCTATGCAAAGATATATATACAAGTAATATATCAGAAATATATTATGATAGAGATAGTAGAAAAGACCAAAGAAACAGAAACTGTGCAAGTGCAGATTAAAAGCAACAAGGGTCATTCAAGAAGTTTCACAATCAGGGGTTTGGGAGTAGATTACATATTCGGTCTGTTTTTCACTATAATAGAAAAGCTGACTCAGACAGACAGTAATAAGGTTCAAATCACCTGCTACAAGCCACCACGAGAAGAGGATGAAAAATGACAGAAGAAATAATTAAGGAAACATTGAATGAAGAATCAAGGAATGTGCTTGAAAGTAGATTAACAAGAATGAAAGAGCAGATGCACGACATAGGCATCCAAGTAAGGGAAATAGACTTTCATGTCAATGAGCTTCTTGATTTAAACCTCAAGCTTAGGAAAAGAACTCTTGCAGAAAAGAGACACGAGCTAATGAGCGAAGCAAACACACTTGCAATGTCCATTGCAGAACTTCAAAAAGTTCTGTTTAACAACGGATACAACGTTAAAATAAACAAGGAGAGTGACGAGAAAGATGGCTGATAATTTAGATATTGAAAGAGAAGTAAAGCCCGGAGAAGCAAACTTCAAGAAAGTAGGAGAAAAGACATTCGATAGGATGTTTAGGGACAATCTTGTAATGTTCGAGCAGAAGTACACAAAATTACATCAACCTTTCGACAGAGCCTGTGCAAAGCTTGATTTTGAAGACAAATACAAAAGTATAATGAAGGAAACTGAAAGAAGGGAAGGTTCAGTTGATTACAAAGATTTGAAAATAGATATGGGAGATTTGGACAGGTATGCTGACCCAAAGAGATTCACAAAATTGACAGAATCACAGGATGAAGTAAATAGGACAGTTGACGGTGTAACTACGCCAGTAATCATAAGCGTAACTGAGTCATTTGTCTGCAAACACAGAGGACATAAGATTTCAGTTGCTACGCCTATTACTGATTGGAGAAAAGCACATCCAGAGGCTACAGTTGTTAACAAATAAGAAAGGGCATTTTGATTTATGGACTGGTATTGGTACGTTCATAATCATATCCTTATTATATTTGAGGGATGATATTATATGGCTTGTGCAGAAATGCGTAAAGAGTTGGAAAGGAAGTTAGGAAGAAAACTGACTGAGAAAGAAAAGAAAGAAATAATGGCAATGCACGGTCACGTGCATGCAGAAGAGGAAGAGTTATTAGTAGCTTGTTAAAACCACCAAATTTATATATTACCTATATCTACATTTAACTTAAGGCTGTGCAACTGCCTAATGGGGTAAAGTAGTAGTTTACCCCTTTGTTTCTTATGGGTCCATCAAAAACCAACTTAACCTAAATTTCAAGTGTGTACACATAGTGTACACACACAATTTATATATATTATAGATATTAAGAATATAATATATATAATAATAAAATAGAAATATTTATATATTAATTATAATATATTTTTCTTATGGAAGAAATTGGAGATTTCAGTTGCTCAAAACACTGTAGTTAAGACTCAAAGTTCAGGTTACACGCAAGGCAGTTTGTAACTTGATGGAGTCTGGACAGGTGTTTCAGATGAGAAAGAAGTTAATGGATTGTGCAATCCACGGATTGTCACTTTTCAGATGTAAAAGAAAGTATAGAAAAAAGAACAAGGAAGAGCACTACAGATAACATACGTCCCCAAGCGGATTCGGACCGCTATTTGCTCGTTAGAAGCGAGCTGTTCTTCCATTATACTATGGGGACTTGACGCCTATGGACAGACTCGAACTGCCACCCTTTGTGTTAACAGCACAACGCTCCACCATTGAGCTACACAGGCATTATGGATTTGATTTCCAAAACTTTGACTTTCTTAAGTAATGTGCTTTTCTTTCTTCGTCCCAAGCTTCCATTCTTGAGAGATTTGATAATCTATCTGCGAACTTTATTAATATTGCGTCTTTACTGTGCAGTCGTGGAAAGTAATAACCTACTTCATCTTTCTTGCCTTCGTGCGTCACTTCCATAACTAAGTCTGCAACTCTCTGACCAAAGTTTTCTTTTAACTCTTCATAAGTGGTATCTGTATCTTCTATAGTATCATGCAATAGACCAGCAACCCATATTTCCTCATCGTCAGTTATATTTCTCAATATACTTTCAACTTGCAAGATATGGGTATCAAAATATGATTTCCCACAATCGTCAAGTTGTCCTTGATGTTTCTCTGCTCCAAACCTAATTGCCTTAATTCTCAACTCTGTCATATTCTCACTCCTTTAATGCAACGTAAGGGAATTGAACCCTTCCTACAAGTTTGGAAGACTCGTGTGCAGCCATTACACCAACGATGCGTACGCCATGACTCGGATTCGAACCGAGAAACCCGAAGATTACAGATTAGCAATCTGTTGAGCGTACCGTCGCTCACTCACGGCAAACGATGAGGACAGGAATTGCACCTGCATATCTTTCGACTTAGTTTTCAAGACTAACGGACTCACTACCTGTCCAACCTCACCATACCAGTCCGATGCGATTCGAACGCATGACCAATGGGTTAAAAGCCCACCGCTCTACGCAGGCTGAGCTACGGACTGATTATGATGCCGACGAGAGGATTTGAACCTCT